TCGTAAGTCAAGGAGCAACTCGCTAATGGCAAACATTAGAGTCAGAGTAGGTCAAAGACAAGGTACGAAAGTAATTGCTTCAAACAAAGCTGCTGCAAACTCAATAGGAGCAGCAACTGACGTTGATACAACTGCAAGATCCAACTACAGTGTATTAATGTACGACACAACTACTTCAAAATATATTCATGTTCCTGCTGCCCAAGTTGTAGACATGGCAGACGGTGTAGATGACGATGCATATGATGGTGGGACATGGTAAGAAAAAAATCAAATAAATAAGTATAAAAGGAAAAGTAGTTAAAAATGGCGACTCCTGTATTACAGTTTAAAAGAGGTGCCTTTACACAATTACCAGCGTTGAAAGCAGGTGAGCCTGGTTTTACGACTGACAAATTTGATTTTTTTATTGGTCTAGATAATACATTAGCGAATAATAAGTTTTTTGGTTCTCACAGATATTGGACTAAGGAAACTGCTTCTACTGGAAGTGGTCTGAATCTTGTAGAAGGAACCTCAAACGGAACTGACTTTATTACACTTCAGTCTCCAGCAAACCTTACTGGTATTGTTACTTATACTTTACCTGGAACCCAAGGTGCTTCGGGAAGCGTTTTAAGAAACGATGGATCTGGGACATTAAGTTGGTCTTCCACAGGATTTACTTTAACTGATACCATTTTAACTGGTATCACAACTATTAGTGGAACCTCCCTCGATGTTAACGTAGATTCAGATTTCTCTGGAATCACCACGTTTAGTAATACAACAGAATCCACGAACAAGGATACTGGTGCTGTTGTAGTAGAGGGTGGTGTTGGCATTGAGAAGAATCTCAGTGTTGGTGGAGCAACCACTATTACTGGCAATCTGTTTGTCGGTGGAACTTCAGAGTTTGTTGGCGTTGTAACGTTCCGTGGTGGAACAATCAATATTGGTGACGCAGACACAGACGACATTAATGTTGCTGGTGAATTCATATCCAACCTGATCCCAAATCTTGATGATACCTTCGACATTGGTCAAGGTGTTGATCCAAAGAGATGGAGACACGCAAACTTCGCAGGAATTGGAACGTTTGCTACTGGTGCAGTTGCAGATGGTCTTCAACTTGGTATCACTGCAGCAAATGAAATTGATACTGCCTCTGGAAATCTTACTTTAGATTCTGCTGGTGGTATTGTCACAATTGACGATCACCTCGCTGTCACTGGTGTATCAACGTTCACAGGCGCTATTGATGCCAATGGTGGTGCTACAGTCGATAATATCCAAATTGGTATTACTGGCGACAATGAGATTGATACCTCAACTGGCAACTTAACTATTGATTCTGCTGGTGGTATTGTCACAATTGACGATCACCTTGCTGTTACTGGGGTATCAACATTCACTGGTGCTATCGACGCTAACGGTGGTGCTACAGTCGATAATATCCAAATTGGTATTACTGGCGACAATGAGATTGACACTTCCACAGGAAATCTTACCTTAGATTCTGCTGGTGGCATCACGATCATTGATGATCAACTCAGTGTCACTGGAATATCAACTTTCTCTAGCGACTTAGTTATTTCTTCTTTGACTAATCAGCGTGTTCTTCTCGCTGGTGCTTCTAGTCAAATTACTGATAGCGGCAGTCTTACTTTTGACGGAACTACCTTAACGGTAGCAACCGATGTTAATGCTACAAGTCTTGAAGCATCTAACATTAAGGCAAAAGACGGAACTGCTTCAATCACAATTGCAGATTCTACTGGTGTTGTTGCAATTAGCACCAACTTAACAGTTGCTGGAAATCTGTTTGTAACTGGTAGTTCAACTGAAGTTAATACAGAAACTCTTCTTGTTGAAGATAAATTAATCGAAGTTGGTCTGATCAACAGCGCAGGTTCTCTTGTACCTCCCACTTCAGATTTAAATCTTGATATTGGTGTTATCTTCCACTATTTTGATAGTAGTGCAAAGCAAGCTGCAGTTTATTGGGACGATTCTGCTTCAAGAATTGCAATCGCTTCGTCTGTAACAGAGTCTGTTACCAACGTTTTATCTTCTGTGACATATGCAGATCTTGAGATCGGTAAACTCTTTATTAACGATCTTTCAGGTTCTACCGCAGGAATTGGTAGCACTGTTCTCTTCTTTGACAGTGGCAAGAATCAAGTTGTGTTGGAAAATACTCTGATTGATTGCGGAACATTCTGATAAATAATGAATGACTTATAAATATGGGTAGGAGCAATCCTACCCTTTTTTGTATCTTTGATATGACTGAAAACGACTATAAAAATTTTATTGCAGTATATCAGCAAAAGACTGCAGATCTGTTCAATCAGAATATTGCCCTTGAGGTAAGAGTATTGAGTTCTAATCAAATGATTGACGCACTGACTAAAAAGATTAATGAACAGAATGAAGAGATTGAATCCCTGAAAACAAAAAACACCAGAAAATCTACAAAAACAGATAATTCAAACTCTGAGGAATTCTAATGGCAAAACCATCAACACGCCAAGAACTAATTGACTACTGTCTTAGGCGTTTAGGTGCTCCAGTACTAGAAATTAACGTAGACGACGATCAGATCGACGATCTGGTCGATGACGCTCTTCAATATTTCCAAGAAAGGCACTTTGATGGTGTTGAGAGAATGTATCTCAAATATAAGATTTCTCAAGATGATATCAATAGGGGAAAAGCAACCAATCAAACTGGAAGCACGAACACCACAGGAATTGTAACAACTACAGCAACGTCAACAAATATTCCTGGACTTGGTACGGTATCATCTAATTTCTACGAAACTTCTAATTTTATTCAAATTCCAGATTCAGTAGTTGGAATAGAAAAAATCTTTAGATTTGACACCAGTTCTATATCTGGTGGAATGTTTAGTATTAAATATCAACTTTTCCTTAATGATCTTTATTATTTTAACTCTGTTGAACTTTTACAATATTCAATGGTTAAGTCCTACTTAGAGGATATTGATTTCCTATTGACTACAGATAAGCAGGTAAGATTTAATAAAAGACAAAATAGATTATATTTGGATATAGATTGGGGAGCACAAAATCCAAACGATTATCTAATCCTAGATTGTTATAGAATTTTAAATCCTGCAGATTTTAGTGGTGTATACAATGACAGTTTCTTGAAGAAGTATTTAACTTCTTTAATCAAGCGCCAATGGGGACAAAATCTAATTAAATTTAATGGAGTTAAGTTGCCCGGTGGAATTGAGTTAAACGGCAGACAAATGTATGATGATGCTGAGAGAGAATTGCAGGAAATAAAATCAAGAATGGCAATGGATTATGAACTTCCTCCCTACGACTTTATTGGATAATGGCACTTAATCCTTTTTTCCTACAAGGCTCTTACGGAGAGCAAAGACTTGTTCAGGAGTTGATTAACGAACAACTCAAAATTTATGGTGTTGAGGTAACTTATATACCAAGAAAATTTGTTAGAAGACAAAGTATTATTGAAGAAATTCAATCGTCTACCTTTGATGATAATTTTCTAATTGAAGCATACATTAATAACTTCGATGGTTATAGTGGTGCTGGTGATATCATGACCAAATTTGGTGTTAGTATTAGAGACGAACTTTCATTAACAATCTCAAAAGAAAGATTTGAAGATTTTATCGCGGTCTTTCTTGAAGATATGGACGACGATGAAATTATCGTATCTTCAAGACCAAGAGAAGGTGACATAATATATTTCCCTCTCGGACAAAGATTGTTTGAAGTTAAATTTGTAGAGCATGAGAATCCTTTCTATCAGTTGGGTAAAAACTATGTTTATGAACTGAAATGTGAATTGTTTGAATATGAAGATGAGGTCATTGATACAACTATTGACGAAATTAGTGATACGGTTGAGCAAACTGGATACATTGTAGATCTTAGAATGGTTGGTGCTGGATCAACTGTTGCTAGAGTCACCGCAGGACTTGGAACATCATTTGTTAGAGAGATATTCCTTAACAATGACGGATCTGGATATACTAGTGCTCCTACAGTAACTTTCTCTTCTCCACCAGCAGGATTCACAACAGCAACTGCCGTTGCAATAACAACAACTATAAGTAATGTAACTTCCATCAAAGAAGTATTACTTACAAATCCTGGTTCTGGATATACAACAGTTCCGACAATAACATTTAGTGGAGGTGGTGGAACTGGTGCGGCAGCAACTTGTGGAATAGCAACTAATTCTACTACTAAGGGCGTTGTTTCCCTCAGTATTACTAATGGTGGTTTTGGATATTCTGTAGCACCTACGGTTACTATTGCTGGTCCAACTGGATCCGGAACAACTGCAACTGCACGTGCAGTAATTGGTTCTGCAGGAACTGTTACACAATTATACATCATAAATCCAGGTTCTGGATATGTTGATGCTCCAACAGTTACTGTTGGTGCCGCCGAAACAGTTGGTGTTGGAACTTATTGGAGAAACGAAGTTGTTACTGGATCCGTATCTGGCACAACTGCAAGAGTCAAGAGGTGGACAAGTAGTACCGCTACACTACAAGTCAGCAATATTAATGGATCATTCGCTCTTGGTGAAACTATCACTGGTGCAAAGTCTGGTGCTTCATATGACATTAGAGTTTCTGCTGCAAACACTATTACCGATAAATACCAACAAAATGAAGAGATTGAACTAGAAGCAGATTCTATTTTAGATTTTTCAGAATCAAATCCATTTGGTAGCTATTAATGTTAGGAACTTACTATTATCACGAAATCATTAGAAAGACGATTATTGCTTTCGGAACTCTTTTTAATGATATTCATATTCAACATAAAAATAGTTCTGATTCTGTAATCAGTGATATGAAGGTTCCTCTTGCATATGGACCTACACAAAAGTTTTTAGCAAGACTTGAGCAGCAAGCAGAATTAAACAAATCAGTCCAAATTACCTTACCTAGAATGTCATTTGAAATGACTTCTATTGATTATGACGCAACAAGGAAGGCGGGTGTAACACAGACTTTTAGGGCTGTTGATGGAAGCAGCAATATGAAGAAAGTTTATATGCCTGTTCCGTATAATATTGGTTTTGAACTAAGCATTTTATCAAAGTTGAATGATGACGCTTTGCAAATTGTCGAACAGATTCTTCCATATTTTCAACCTTCTTTCAACTTATCAGTAGATTTAGTAGACTCTATTGGAGAGAAGAGGGATATTCCTGTTGTTTTAAACAGTGTAGGATTTCAAGATGATTATGAGGGGGATTTCTCCACAAGAAGAGCTCTGATATATAGATTACAATTTACTGCAAAAACATATCTCTTCGGTCCTGTTGCAGATAATCCTGAAGGTCTGATTCGTAAGGTTATTGTTGACACTTACGCAGATACTGATAGAACAACTGCTAAGAGGGAGATGAGATATACAGTCGTCCCCGATCCAGTTAATGCTGACCCTGGAGATGACTTTGGATTTAGTGAGAATTGGGAATACTTGGGTGATTCTAAATCTTACAGTCCTACAAACCAATCTGATATTTAATACTTATGCCCGAATTTGATGCTATTGATGATGCTCTAAATGTAGAGAGCAGCATTGTTGAGGTTGAAAGTACTCCAAAGAGTATTGCAAAACCTGAGCAAAAGACTGATATTTCAAAAGATTATGAATATACAAGGGCAAACTTATATTCATTGATTGAAAAGGGGCAAGAAGCAATCAACGGCATTATGGAGTTGGCTGGTGAGGGTGGAAGTCCTAGAGCATATGAAGTTGCTGGTCAGTTGATTAAGAGTGTTGCTGACACAACAGATAAGTTGATTGACTTGCAGAAGAAACTGAAAGATGTTGAAGAAAACGTTGGTAATAACAAAGGTCCTAATACTGTTACAAACAAT